CGCAACGCTTCGGCGAGCGCGTTCGGGTGTGAGTTCGTCGTGATGACGATCGAGAAACCTTCTCGAGGTGTGACGATCTCGCCCGTGTCGGGATTCTGCCAGCGCGCTGACTGTTCCGAGTCGCAGAATGCGAGCAGGGTTCCGAGTACGTCGCCGCTTGCCTTGTCGATCTCGTCGATGACGAGTCGCGAGCCGTTGCGCCATGCGGTCACGGCGGCGCCTTCTTGGAATGCCCACCCGTCTCGCGATGGTCGCCACATTCCTTCGATCTGTGCGCTCGTCATGTCATCGACGCACACAAGGCGAGTCGAGCCGCGTTCGTTGAGGTGCTCGGTCAGTGCCGCGTAGGTCTTGCCCGTGCCTGGGTTCCCGTAGAGACAGACTCTCGAGAGTCCTGAGGCGAGCACTTCGTCGAAGTCTCGCCAGCATTGCGGCGGCGTGGTTGTGGTTGTCATGTTCGTACCTTTCGTGGTTGTGGTGGCGGTGTTGCCACTGAGTCGAGTCTAGGCGAGATCGAGCGCGCTCGTGGTGATGGTCGAGGCTCGAGATCGAGGCGAGATCGACGACGAAGGCGGCGGTCGAGCGTCGCGCCGCGCGGCGAAGGCGGTCGAGATCGAGCCGATCGCGGCGCGTGGTCGATGTCGAGATCGACGCGATCGGTGCGCTTGCGCTAGCTAGCGGTGCGCTTGCTCGAGTATTTATCTAATCGGTTAGTTAGTTTTCGGGCGAACAAATGTTCGGCGAACAAACGTTCGCAAAAAAATTACCCCTCGGTGCCACCTCAACTAGATATCGGTAGCGGATGCTGCCAGATATCGGTAGCGGCTGACATACCGCCACTTCCTGGGAACAGGTCGTCAACTGTGTCGAGGTCGGGGTCAAACCCCAACATCTCAAGCACCCAAACATTGAACTCGTGCGGCTTTGCCCCGATCGTACCCTTCCTGAAGGCAGTTCGACATGACAGCCAGTCACGCACCATTGGTTTGCGTTTGGGGTCGCTGCGTCCTCCACGGAATATGACTGGTTCCCATGCGTACTGGACGCTGACCCTGCGTATTTGGTGAAACGTCTTCACCCATGCTGCTATGCGTACGTCATCTGGACAGGCTTGCAGCACCCAATGTAAATCCAACGTGTTGCACGAGTATGCCCAGCCGTCTGGATAGTCGTCGGTCAACTTCTTGATGAGATCGACATGAGCATCTCGGCTGTCCCAAACTTTTGCTTCGGGATGTTCTGCGTATCTGTTCCGCTTGCCAGCCCCAACATACGGTGGGTCGGCGTAAGCGAACTTCATTACTTCTTGTCTTGCGAGAAGATGTGCAGCGCGAATGCTGCGTCTTCGTCAGTAATGATCCACTCTCGTTCTTGTTTGATATCGGTAGTGGTTGGTGCTACTGGGGCAACTGCTGCCCTCGGCATACACGGATGGTTGCGGCGCTTGTCTTTCATTTCTTTCCTCCTTGTGGTTGCATCTCTACTGCTTTGCTTGTGTGTCTGTCTGGATTCTGGCAGGTTGGTAACTGAGTGGGCTTGACGAAGACTGTCAACGTCGAGCCACACTCAGGGCAACGGTATCTCTTTGCTGCCATACCAACAACCTGGTTTACTTCTCTTGGATTGACCAGAGTTCGGCGTCATCGAACTTGGCTGCGCGCTCTGCGAGCGTAACGGCCTTCTGTTCGCCCTTGCTGTTGGTCACGTGGACCACGATGCCAGGGGTGCCAGTGAAGCGAATCTTGACGCCCCACGATTCATCCTTGAGTTTGTACCAACGTGCGCTGGTGTCTTCCATGGTGTTCTCCTTTTCTGTTGATTAGAGTTCCGCGCCTTGGGACATAGCAACTTGTAGTCGTTCAACCTGTGAACGCAACATCGTTACCTGTTCCTTTAGCGCGATGTTTTCGTACTCGAGCATATCGCGGTGTTCACGCAGGACTTCCATTGCCATGTCCATGTGGTCCACCGTTGTTTGCAAGAGTTCGATCTCTGCTAACGCTGATTCTGTCATAGTCCCAGCGTATAGGTTTATATCTTGTAGTTCAAGTACCTTCTACGTTCGACTGGGGTTTTTCCTCCCCAGATTCCCTCGAAGATATGGTTCGTGTTTGCCCAGTCAAAGCACTTCTTGCGTACTGGGCATAGCCCGCAAACCTTCTTGGCCTGTCCAACCTTGTGTGCGTGTCCCTGTTCTGGAAACCACAGCAAGGTGTCCATGCCTCGGCAAGCACCTTCCTCCATCCACTCGTGCGACTTGTCGACGAGCGCCCATTCATCTGCCAGTGTCATGTAGTTATATCCCCCACGGTCGGAATCCGCTGCCGTTCTCTTGTGAATAGTCATACAAAGCCTTTGCTGCCCGCAGGTTTGTAAGCGGATCGAATAGGTCTTCACAGTATTCGATAATGCCCAGGCTCTGCAAGTAGCCGTTCTTGTAGTACCTGCTGGGTCGGCACCAGGACCTGTCGTTGATCTGAGTAAGGCCCATGTCGGTCGAGCCGTCCTTGTTCAACGTGGTGTTGTGGGCCTTGGGTTTGCACCGTGATTCGCGGTGCATGATGTAGTCCAGGGTCTCCATCTGGTTGCCCTTCCAGCCAGCCCGACGAGCCAGTGCCCACCATTGAGGGCAGAGGGCGTCCTTGGGGATGGGTTTATAAGCCGCGGAAACGGGCCTAGGACGCGATATGAGCGTCGTTTCGACCGTTCCCGTGGGTACCACAGGGGCTGTTGCAGCCAGCGCTTGTGGGGCGCTCACCGTAACAGCCAAGGCGACGGCTATAAGCCGTATTCGTCTTGCCATTAGTTCCTCCCAACTTTAGCAAAAGGGATATCGCCCTTACTGGGCAACAACAAGTACCCAGTAAGGGAGAGTTACGCCTACCACGAAAGGTTTGTGGTTGGTTTCCCTGGTGTAACCCTTACGCCTGGATGAGGCTAACCAGATCGGCGAAGTCTTCCAACGTCATGAGCACTATGCCGTCCGACACACCGTCTGGCATGGCAATCATCGCGAAGGGACGTACGTCTCCCAGTGACTTACTCGCATTGGATTGCGCGTGAGCCGCCATAAAACGGGTAGCAATCGGACCGACCTGCGCACCCGCTTTGACCTCGACTCTAAAAAGGCCGCCCCAGTGTTCCTCATGCCTACTGCCAGCGTTACCCGTAGCAGATAGACCAAGTTTCTTTCTTGCACGGCGAGCCTTGCTATCTCCTTTAGTGCGGTTGCGTTTGCCTCGAGCAACAGGATCGTTGCAGCCCTTGACCCTACGTTTACCGTCGCGACCTGGACGCCCAAGCGTTCCAAACTTTGGGCATCCATCCAGGTTGCACTTTTCCCTATTGCCTTCACAGTCTCCCTTTCTTGGGTCACCAGGCACGACAGTTTTCCTCGTAGTGAATGCGAGCACCCTCGCAGTCACCCTCTTGGATTGCTTCGTGCATGATGCCAGCAATGTTGCGCCAGCGGTTTAGTTCTTCCTTGAGTTTGTTTACCTCGGCGGACAAGGTAATCATTGAGTCTTGGTTCATTTCTTCTTCTTCCTCGGTTTCTGTGATTTCCAATAGTCGCGGTTGTCGTGGCAGCGGCAGGTGCAGGACTCGATCTCCTCGTCCTCCCACCGTCGCAAGATAGCCGATACGTCCTTGCAGTGCTCACACATTTTTGTCAAGCCCCAAGTATCTGATGATTGCCCTGCGAATGACGTACGACATTGAGGTGTCGTCAATCTTCGCAAGTTCATGGATCATCTCTGCGGTGCGCCTATCGAGACGCAACGCTATGAGTACCGTTTTCTTTGGTTTCATTGCGCAGCCATATCCAAAAGGTTGATGAGGTCGGATGCCTCGCCCTTGGTGAGTTGTGCAAGATCGGTGATTTCCCGACCAGCGTGTGATGATGCCAACTGCAGACGGTCTTCCTTGCTGTATTTCTGCGACATCGACAAGCCGATGATCTTGCCGATCTGAGCGCGAGTTGCTGGGTCGTTCGTGTTCCTGACACGGTTTGCACCAGGACGCTCGACTGGCTTGGCGTCAAATACGCGGGTTATCTCACGCAATGCAGCAACGTTCTCTGCAACCTGGGCAGGCGATACCTGTGCAGGCGCTGGTGCTGGCGCTGGTGCTGGGCGTGGGGCTGATGCTCGTTGCACCTTCTCCATCTCCTCGCGTGACGGGCGCTTGCTTGGGTCCGAACCAGCCAGGCCAGCGTTTGCCAACGCGCGTCCCACAGCCGAACTCTCACAGTTCTCGACGTGACTGGTCTTATTGACCATGCCCTCGCCACGTGTTTCCTCAGCCCATCCAGTCGAAACGAGGATGTTGTCGACATAGATGGATGCCTTGAATACGCAACGGTTGTCGGTGTAGTGCACGAGTTCGGTCTCAACGCGAGTGCGTGGAACGACAGTCTCGGGCAGTTCGTACTTGACCAGCCAACGGTCGAGCCTGCTTGCGACTGTCTCGTAGTTCTCCAGATTGAACCCCATGATTACTTGCCTCCTGTGATGATTCGGAATGTCCGATAGGTTGATTGCTTCTTGTATTTCTGAGCCAAGGCTGGGTGTTCAGCCTCGAACTTCTTGGTGTCAAACGAGTTCCGCGTAGCGGTCTTCCATGACACAACATTGGTTCCGTTTGCAGAACCAAACTCTGCCTCCCCAAGAGCCAAACAAATGGCAGCCTTGAGTTGGTCTTCGCGGTTCGCAAGGGTCTTCATACTCCCCGAGATATGTTGCAATTCATCAATCATCCCGATGAGTTCGTCATCTAGTTCGACTGCCTCAGACTGCGACTGTGGATAGATTTCCGATGCGTGTCGATACTCGTAGTGCGCATTGTCTGGCATCACTCCATTGTCAATCGCCTCCAAGAACGTACGGCAGGCTTCGATGTGAATCTGCTTTTCGTCCGAGGTTACGTGCTGGGTGTAACGGTGTAACTGCAAGTCGCTGTCAAAGATCACCCATTCAATGGCGGGAGACTCGGTGCAGATCGCCTGCTGTACGCCCTGCCAGTACCAGTATCGGGGGAGCACCCCGTCCCAACGCCTGTTGGTGGTCTTGACTTCGTATGGCACGCCCTCTGGGGTGATGGCATCCAGCGTGGCGATGAGTCGTACGCCCTCGTCACGGTATGCGTACATCACCTCTGGGGTGGTAAGTGTGATGCCCTCGAGTTCGGCAGCCCATTCGATTAGGACTGGCTCGAGTTTCTGTCCACGCAACATGGCCTTGTTTGGCTCTTTGGGTTGCGGTGGCTCGCTTGCGAGCAGTTCTACAGCCAGGTCTGCTGGTGTGGAGAACGAGTGTTCTCCGTGCACAGCCGCTGCTGCCGATGCCGAGATTCTCGGCAGTCCGTGTTCATCGGACCATCTGACTGCGAGCCATTGCTCGCTCCCGTGTTCGGGTTTGATTACGTGATACGTACCCATTGTTCCTCCTTGGTTGGGTGTATAACACTGTATAACCCAACCAAGGGGAAAGCAACGTCAGTCAACAAGAACTTTTATTGACCTAACCATCTGCACGGGAATGTGCATGGCATGGATACCTTCATCTTTGCAAAGGCTCTGCCACAACGTCACGTGCTGATCCTTGGAGCCAGGCTCCCCAACTGGGATGAGGAACCCCACCGAGTCAACGATGGTTTCTCCATCGTCGCTGTAGTCGGTGAGTTCCAACCATCCACTCTCGCTCATGTGCGCATCAGCCCACTGAACCCAAACAATTTGCCTACTCGTCGTCATCTTGTGGTTTATCCCCGCATTCAGGATTTCGGTGAATGGGTCCACAATAGACGCAGGTACAGGTGTGTCGAGCATCGCGCATCAGTCCAACCAAATAGTGTATTCGGCTGTGACCCGTCCCTTTACGGGGTCTACGAAATGCAGGCGCTGGCTGGGTTTGCCGACCGCGGCTACGAAGACACGAGCGTATTCGTTGTGGGATTCAGGTGAACCCGACACGAAGACACGCCCACCGTTGGCCATGGTCAGGCTCATCGGTGTGTGGAAGTGACCCATGTACACGTCCTGGAAGTCCTCGACGACGCCAGTTGCCCATGCGTTACATTTCCGCAGGATTCCGAACGCGGGAACGTTGCCACCGTACGAGTTGATCTCGTCGCCGTGAACAAGCATTGCTTTGTATGCGCCGATCTCGACCATCTGGTACCAGTCGCTCGACATCTGCCACTTCACGTTGGCTAGGTG